CTGTTACTGTTTTGCCTTCCGAAATTTCATACAAATCGCATTCTATTTTATTATAAGTATCTTCATCATTATTTTTGACGTAAGATATCGTATCAATTAATACATCTTTTAATTCTCGCATTTGCTCATCATTACCAGACATAATAATTTTATCTATATATTCTCTATGCATTACCAGAATCTCCTTTCTTTAATAACTCAATGATTTCTATATTTTGGTCAATTATCTTACTTAATAATTCATCTTGATGTTTTAGATATTTCATTAGGTCTGTATTGTTGAAATCTCCTACTAAAATTAGAAAGCTTAATATTTGTAAAATATTAGAAACATCTTCTAAATTATTCATCTATGCAAGTCTTTCAATGCTTAATGATGGATTATTAAATACAACAGGATTTTCTGAATTATTTTTTACTGTAAAAATATCGCAACAATTGCAAGGAACTTGCACTAATATTTCAGCTGCAATGTTCTCGAAAGTATCAGGTGTAGTTCCAGGTGTTTGCATTTCTCCACCTATAATATTCTCTCCTGCATTTGTTATATTTACTGTTATTTGCCCTGCTACTGTTGGAGATACATTTGCGTTAAAATGTATTTCATATATACCAGGTTTTGTTATTTCAAATATACCACTATTTAAGGTACTAAAATTAAGCCACCCATTACAAGCTTTGCAAGAATTTGTTCTTACATTCGTTCCATCAAATAAAACATTCGCTCCTGCATTTACTGTTTGCACTGGATTAGTATTTATAGCATTTATCATTTTTATTCCTCCTTATATAAAAATAGAGATAGACTGTATCTATCTCTTAAAAAATTAAGCAAAAATCACATAAGTGAAAATAGATAATATCTAAAATTGCTTATAATAGATTAAATTGAACCATTAAAGTTTCCACATCCACAACCATTGTTGCAAGTGAATATTGGTGTTCTTCCATATACTGGAGTAGATGGTACAGGACAGTTATTCAATCTGTTATATAGTGCATCAACTTCATTTGCAAATCCTTGAGAAATGAATGCATTCTGTGCTATTTGACTAGCCTTTAAGTCTGCCATTTGTAACTCTCTTTGTAGGTCTGCAATCTTTTCATTTTTAGCATCAATCTTATCATTACATAATTGGTCTAATATTCTTTGTGTATTAGCTGTTTGATTAATTAATACATCTTTCAATCCATCAGCTAATGCTGCTCTATCTGCACAGTTTTCAGATAATATTGTTGAATTTAAGTTAGCTATTCCTAATCTGTTTTCTGCGCTTGCATCACATAATGCAGAAGTTACACCGTTGAATCCTTGTAATGTACTTAATTGACTACTAAATGCTTGTTGCATATTTGCCATTTGTCTAGCATTTGCTGCAGTTTCAGCATTAGCAAATCCTGCATTTACAGTTTGATTCATATCTGCACAACAGTTACATAATTGAGTAGATAAGTTTTGAACTCCACTAGATATTCCAGTTAATTGGTTTGCTAGTTGTAATGTGTTGAATTCGTCGTTAGTATTTTGCATGATTTCTTTTTGTCCATTTGATAACCAAGCATATTCGTTGTTACCACCGAATCCTCCTCCGAATCCATTATTATTTCCCCATCCTCCCATTAATGCGAGAATGATTATTAGCCATAGCCATCCACCATCGCCATTTCCAAATCCACCGTTATTTCCATATCCGTAAAAAGGCATTACTGGATAACCATAAGCAAAGTTTCTGTCGTTGTTTCCAACTACTGCAGCTACATCTGCTGGTGACATTCCATTACTTTCCATTTTAAAATCTCCTTTCTTTAAAATTTTTATAATAATTTTTTAATTATTATCGTATGTTTTGAATTTTAGATAATATATTATCAGGTACTCCATACTGTTTAGCCTGTTTTAATATACTAGTTCTTTGTTCAGGAGTAGCATTACCTATCAATTGATTTACTAATTGTTCTGGATTTCCATTATTATTCATTAGATTTTGTATGACTTGAAACCCTTGTGGATTTTTTACTTGTAGTTGGCTCATCAACGCTTGAACTATTGTATTCATTGACATTTGCTATCTCTCCTTTCAATTGATTTACTTGTTTTTGTAAAGATAAAATTAAGCTATCTTGCTCTAAAATCTTTTTATCTTTATCATCAAGTTCTACGATTTCTTCTGTTTTGTAGGTTTTGATATTTCCTGTTACATCTTTAATCCATAAAGTAGAAAAATCTTTTGTAATAAAAATACCTGTTTTAATAACGAATGTATTTTTAACTTCATCAATATTGTTAGCATATTTACTTTCTAATTCATTATTAGATGGGTTTGGTGCAAGTTGAAAATTTTGTGTGATAGGAGCTTGTTGAGGTTGCATAAATTGATTTTGTTGTTGTATTTGTTGCATTTGTCTATCAATTCTATCACGCATATTTTGTAAATCTTGCATATAGAAATTATTATTTGGATAAAATACTGCCATTTTTCTAATCCTCCACTTTTAATATTCTTTTTACTTCTGTTATAAATTCATCGTAATTAATACCATAATTGTAAGCTACACATTCACCACATTTGATATTATTTTCTAACATTTTTTTAAAACGATTTCGTTGTTTTTTACCCATTCCATATACAAATGCAATAGCATAATCTTCTATTGAAAATTGTCCATTACCGCCTAAAACAACTTTATTTGATTTTTCTACTGGCACTTGTATTAATGATGTATTATCCATATCTTTCTCCACTTCTTCCGTATCTTTCTCCTTTTCCGTTCCTTCCTCTGTTGTATTCTCCAGTACCTTCATATCCTTCATCACGTCCATAGCCTTCATGAGTGTCGTATCCTCCATAGCCGTCTCTTCCGTACCCGGTATTACCGTAACCCCCGTTGCCATATCCACCTCTTCCATAATTTCCATAACCACGTGATGCTCCATATCCACCAGTACCGCCTTGCTTTTCATTAGCAAGTGAAATTACAATTCCAGCTGCTTCTACAAAATCTTTACCAAAATATCCTCTTTGTTTAGCTTTATTGACTTCTTCACTAGCTAATTCAATAAGTGTGTCAAGCATTTTATCAACTTGATATTGCTTATCTTCCATTTTCTCATCTCCTTTACTTTATTCTTATAATCTATTATAAAAAATACTGGAAACTAAAAAATTAGAATTAAATTATTAAAAACTTACTAAAAACTTATAGACAAAAAAATAACAGTCTTTCGACTGTTATTTATAAATTATTATATTAACTTTTCTATTTTCTTTCTTATTTTTCTTAAATCTGCTTCAATTTTGCCTCTACTGTATCCCGTTTGATATGCTATATAATCTATATCTTTTCCTTGTATATATCTCATTTCTAATACTTTCATTAAATGGTCTGATATCACTATATCATTTTTAACTTTTTCTATTTCTGATTTTGGAGTAAAATTGAAAAATTGATTTACTTTTTTAGATAATTCACTCATATATTTCACTCCTTATCCTTTTTTATAGGAATATTTTTTCTTTTTTGTTGCAATCACTTTCTTTTTATAAGTGTATTTGGTAGTTTTTGTAGGAGTAACCTTTCTATAAAAATATTTGATAGATTTGAAAGTATATCTAGCATTTTTATTTCTTGCAAATTTTAATTTTATACCTTGTTTTAATCTAGCCATATATTAATTCCTTTGTTAATTATTTATAGTTGAATTTGTTATGTCTCCACCTTCGTGAGTATCTAAATCTTGATATACTGTTTCTTCGCCAAAATCAAATTGACTTAAAAATTCTTGGTATTGTATATTTTGTTTAAATACTAAATATAATGAATATCCTATTGTACCTGCTAATATTACTATTAATATTATAATTATAATGAATAGTTTATTAAATGTTTTTTTATAATCTTGAATAGTATCTTTTAGCATGGGAATTATTACATCTGATATTCCATTTTCTACGCCTTTTATTTGATTTACTACTTCGTTTAAATTATTAGTTTTCTCCATTTCCATTACCTCCTATACCTTTTATTTTAAAAATATTCCTGCAATTGCACCGCCTATAGCTCCAAAGATTGCTCCTAACACACTACCTATGATTTGGTCATATCTTTTAGCTGGTTTATTTTTTAATTCTTCTACTTGAGTGATTAAATCCGGTATTGTTTTTTCGTTTAGTTTTTTAAGTGTATCTATAATTTGTTCATATTGTAAATCTATTTTTGTATTGTTCATTTCAAGTTGTATAATTTTTTTCTGCTCTTCTTCTATTATTTTTTTAAGCTCTTCAATTTCTTTATTGGTTATTGATTTGTAATTTTTAAATTCCTGTTCCAATAAAAGTATCTTATGTTCTTCCACTGACGTCCTCCTTTCTTATATTATACTATATAATAATAAAAATGTCAAATTAGATTGTTCTTTTCCATACACCATTAACTTTTATCCATCGTACTGCTCTTTTCCATGAACCATTTACTTTTATCCATCTATAAGCTCTTTTCCATGAACCGTTTACTTTTATATGTTGAGTTTTTTGATTTCCTTTTAATGTAACTGTTACTTCTTTATAATCCCAATAGCTAACATTATTTACTATCATTGTGACATAAACTTTCACATTCAAGGTACTATTATTACCATACTTTTTATAAATATTATCTAATTCAGCGTCAGTGAAATTAAATGTATAACTTGTTCCACTAATATTTCTATAGCTAGCCAATGCAGTTTGTATATCTGATGTATAAACTGCAACCGCTACTTGCGCTCCACTCGGATTATTTATAGTTACAGGTAAATTATCTCCATGAATAAAATTACTTGCATTTATAGTAGCTATCTGATAAGTTGTTACATTTAAAGTAGCAGTTCCTGATTCTCCACTAGCACTACCTACTTTATAAACTTCTATCACGTAAGCAGTATTTGGAGTTAGTCCAGTAAATGTAGCACTGTCTTGATAACTTCCATAGCTTCCAGAACTTGTTTTAATTCTATATTTTGTACTTGAAACTGTAACATTACATCCAGAAGTAACTGTTATTGAATTCACTGTTTTACTTGATAATGAAATAGTTGGAGTTGTTCTTGCATAAGTTGCAACGGCTAAATTTGAACTGTCTGTTGTTAATTGACTATCTTTTCTTCTTACTCTTGTTTTAATATTATATGTTGTATTTGCAGCTAATCCTGATATTGTATAACTTCCAGATGTTGCATTTACACTTCCTACTCCTGTCCAACTTGAACCATTATTAGTACTATACCAAATATAATCTATTGTACTATCTGAAGACCAATTCATTTTAATACTCGATGATGTTTTACTGTTTAAACTTTGATTTGATGTTGCATATCTTGGTATATTTGTTAATGCTGTCCAATCTGTACTAGAGTTACCACTTGCAGGAGCATAAGCAGATGTTGTAGAACCTTTTGTAAAAATAACTTTTAGATAACCACTTAATGTTCCATCACTTTTGTGAGTTACTGTTATTGTACCACTACAACTTTTAACATCTGTTTGACTACTCATACCTTTAAATGATGTACTTGCTATTAATTTTCCATTTTGATTTGCATTATTATCATACCAATAAATTTCTAATGTTGATGGATAAGTTGTTGTCCAATACGAATTAATACATTCTATTTTTCCATAGCCTTCAATAGTGGAAGTATTATTTGAAGTACTTGTAGATTTTTCTGTAAATGAACCATATAAAGTATAGGAATAATTATTACTTGATTTTAATGTTTTTGTTGTATTTGCATAAATTGCCATTATAATACCTCCTCATTAATTAAAATATTGGTCATATACATCTCCATTATTGCCTCCAGATGGAGCTCCTGTTCCATATGAATATCCTACTTTTGCTAATGGCTTTAAATTAGCAGTCGTTGTATAATTATCTAATTTTGTATCAGTAGCACTATTAACTTCTGTTTTAGCATTATTAATTGCAGCGGTTACTTCTGCACCTGTTATTCCATTTGTTTCTATCTCATCGAAGTTTTCCATTACCTTACTTATATCTGCTTTTCCAGATAATGTTATATCGTTAAAATTAAATCTAGGCATATTTTATCTCCTCTCTTATAACCATTCTCCGTCCATAAGTTCTTCCCAGGTCATATCAGTATCAAATACATCTTGCCACGTTGGATAATTTTCATCTACTTGCGCCCACGTTGCTGCGTATAAATCAACCGACCATTCCATATTACAAGGTATTGTTCTATCTAAAAAGTCCAGTAATTCTCTGTACCATGCATCTCCTGGTTTTAAACTTCTTATTACTATATTATAGTTATTATAATTAATTGTATAACTCCAATTTCCTTCTCCTAATAAAGCATTCAATTTATTTTGTAAATATGTTTCAGTAAAAGGTATTGAACTTACCAATCTTGATAAAACCCTTGCTCTTCTAAAATCTAAATCTTCTGTTTCTGTATCTACTGGTATATTAAGTAATTTTTCAAATTTTTCAATACCTGTTTCTGTTGCTTCTACTGCAAATGTATCTTTAAAACTATCTTCTATATATGGTTTTAAATTATTTTCTAATTCTAGTTCTTCACTATTTATTATATTCATCATTTCTTTATTGTTACTATACAATTTTGGCATATAATCACTAATTTGCATTTAATATCACCTCATTTAAGATTGGAAATTGAACATTTGAACCTGTGAATTGTATTGTTAAATCAGTAGCTTGTCCATTTATAGTTAGATTAGTAACATTTTTTACTTGTGATACTCCTAGAATAGCTGCTATAATTTTTGAAGTATATATAATTAGTTCAGTTGCGTCTTCCCATTCATCTTGAACTTCTGCTATATAATTTGCTATTTGTTGTCTTATGCTTGTTTGTAATTGTTCTACCGTATAACCTGTTTCTATAGTTAATGTAGCTGAAATATTTATATTTAATCTAGTAGGTGCTTCTACTGTTACTGTGTGACCTATTGGAGCTATTCCGACTCCTTCTCCTTGATTTTGTATTGGGTCTATTAATTCTTGCACTGCATCAATAAATTCTGATGATGGAATTGTGTTATTACTTGATATTATTGATACCTTAACTGTTCCTCCACCATCCCATACTGGAAATATTTTACTTTTTTCTACACCATCTATATCTGCTACAAATTGTTTATATGCTGCTTTATTTCCTGAAAATGATTCTTGATTTATTTTTAATAATGCTCTATCTCTTAATTCGTCATCTGTTTCTTCATCTTCTCCCGGTTTATATGTTGTAGTTAATGTTGCAACTCCTAAATTATTTATTGATACCAATGGAAGTAAATCTCCTAAATATTCGTTTCCTACTGACCCAGCTGTTTCACATTCTGCTAAATATTCACCAACTGTTACTTGTTCTGTTATAATATAAGTATATCCACCAAAGTCATTCGGAACTGCAAATCTTGAACCTATATCAACAGCCATTAAATCATTATTTGTGTCGTATGTTTTTATTACTCTTATTGCTTTTGTTGCTTCTCTTCTTGATAATCCATAATCTACTACTCTGTTATCTAGGTTTTCTCCTGTTGCATTTAATAAATATGTCTGGTCTGTAAATACATCTAATGCTATATAACATTGAGCTAACTCTGCTGCTGCAGGAGCTAATGCGTCGTAAATTATAGAACCTTGTCTTTTATCTAGACTTGAATCTACGTTTGCTAATAATCTTTGCAATATATCTTCAAATCCGTTATTATCTGAATAATTAGACATTTATTGTCGCCTCCATTTCAATTTCATCGTTTCTAGCTATAACTGTAAAATTAATTAATACTGAATCATCACTTAATTTGTCAATTGTATTTATATTTACACCTACTATTCTATCATCCTGTGTTAATGCTTCTTCTAATGTATTTTGAATAGTAGCTGATAAAAATTCGAAACTATTACCTATATACTGTTCTAATTCTACTCCATAATTGTCATCATATATATCACAACTATATCTTTCTATACTTAATATATGATAAACTGCTTGTTTTATAGCTTCTTTCTCATCTACAAATCCTGCAATTCTATCAGTATAAGCATTTCCTTCTATAGTTAAATAGTTTCCTTCAATACTATATTTTGATAATAAATTTTCAGTATTTAATTTATATGTCCTTGAAGGCATTGTTTGTTCTACTTCATCTGTGTTATTATTCATCTGTGGCATAACAATCCTCCTCTATTCTTCTATTGTAGATGCCACTAAATATCCATCTACAATACTAAATTCTATTAATGCCGGAGTTTGTTTTATATGTTCTATTAAATTTCCTGAATCTATTTCAAATGTGATATTTAATAAATAATCATCAAAGTATAATAATTCATCCTCGGCATTTAATTTATATGTTTTTGAAGGAATTTCTATTTTTGCTACATCTTCGTTAAACTCAAATAAGTTATCTACTTGTGGTATCATATATCATTCCCTCCTATGTTGATTGTATAATTAAATTTCCATCGTGTACTATACCAATTCCATTATAATCGTTACTATATTCTCTAGAAGTACGACTTGATATTACTTCTGTTATTTGTGAACGTTGTATAATTACTTCAAATCCCCAATCTTTTCTACTTATTGCTTGAATAGCTGATAATGGAACAGTTATTTCTGCGTTCATTGTTCCAATAGTTGTCATTTTAAATGCATTTTTTATAGAATAAGTTCCTTCTTTCAGTAAATCACATCCATATAACATTAAATAGATATAAGTACCATCGGACCTCATTAATAATACATTATGCCAACTATTATATGTTATTTGGTTTTTATATAAATCATTTTTGCTAACAACAACTAAATCATCGTTATTATTTTGTTCTATAAAATAAAGTTGTCCATCATTGAATACTGTAGCTATAACTACATCTCCAACTCTTATATTTTCTTTTCTTGCTAGTTTACTAAAAATACAGAATTCTTCCGTTATTTCTAATCTATCGTCTCTCATAAAAACAAGAGGTTGAATAGATTTAACTGTTAACGAAACAATTTGACTTGGTTTTGAACCTACATTTTCACCTGTATTTTTTATTACTTTAAATAACCTATTTGCTCCGTTACCCATTAAACTTCAACCTCCAATTCCATAACATGCGAATATTTTGTAAATCTATGAGTTGCGCTTTTTATCCACATCCATTTATCTATATTTTCTCTTTTTAATACAAATTTTATTCCCCTTCCAGCAACTAAATCTATAATTCCATCAGCTTCAAATTTCAATGTATGTGTTTCTGTATTATATCGTTTTAAATAGTTATTTGCTTTTTCTTTTATTTTACTAGCATTGTCATTATCATCTGCTTTCTTTAGATACTGCAAAACTCCCCATTTTTTAATATTATTACTATCTTTTACTATCCATACATCTCTTTTTCCACTTGTTTCATTATCTCTATATAATTTGATTTGATTGTAAACATCCTGGTCTATACTTTTTTCATAAGTATATGATGTTACAAGTGAATTATCACCTAATTGAACATTCGTTTTTTCTACTTGCAACTCCGACCAAGTAACTGTTCCAAAATTATCTTTAATAAAATATTTTTTATTATCATATAAACTTGCTAAATTCATTCCTCTTTCAATTATATTATATAATGTTTTTCCATCATGTAAATATGGTTCTGGTTTATAATTTGTTGGAACTTTTACATTATATCTTAAACCTTTGTCAATACATATTTTTTTAAATATATCACTTGCCGTTTGATTACTTGTTGCATAAACATCTTGATTTTTTAGATATCTCATTTGGTCGTATGCGGTTATTCGATAATTTTCATCTGCGTCTGTGCCTATTCTAAAAACATATCCAAAAAAGAAACCTTTTCCATCTACTATAAATGATACAACGCTACCATTTGATATACGAAGTAAATCATTTGGGTCTTTTTGTAATAGGCAAGTTAATTTACCTGCCTCTCCATCAATACTACTATACACAGTTATCTGTTCTGATATTTGTGATATGTCATAAACTTTTCCGGTTTCACTATTTTGTAAATATAATTCTAAATTCATTATCTACCACCCACTTTTCCAGAACCTCCTCCTGCTCCACCACCTGCTGAAAATTTCGTTACTGTTTTTGTAGTAGGATTCGTGACTATTTTTACTATTTTGCTTTCTGCTAATAATTGAGTTGCTGATTTTGTGCTTCTTGTATATGTCGTGTCTTTTGTATTTAATTGAACAGGTCCTTGTTTTATACCACTGCTTGAACCAGTAGATGTTTTCTTTGATGTAGAAGTACTCTTTACTGTTTTGTTTCCTGATGAACCAGTTAATTTGCTAACTTTGAAACTTCCTTTCCATCCATCTGGTAATATTAATATTTGTCCAGGTTTTATTAAATTTGGATTTGAACCTATTACTTTTTTATTTAGATTATATAATTGTTTCCAGTTATTACCATTTCCACTTGCTGCTTTTGCTATATTCCATAAGCAATCACCTTGTTGTACTTTATAGGTATTTTGTTTTGATGTATCAGTTGCAGTAGATGATGTTCTTGATTGTGAACTAGTAGATATCATTGTTTTACTATTATTTACTAATTCTATCGGTATTAATTTAACACCGTATGGTTTATATTCTTTTATTTTTAAAGTATAATAAATATCTTCTTCTTCTCCTGCTTTATAATCCCAATCAAAATCTTCTATTACGAAATACATATCTAGATTTTTTAATAGTCCAGTTGTAATTATTTTTGCTACATTATTATTTCTATTTTCTGTTTTCCATATAGTATCTATAAAATCAACGCAAGTTTTTGGATTTACTCCTGTATAAAAATATGACTTTTCTCCAGGAAAGAAACTTTCAATTTCTAATTCATATAATCCAGGCATTCCTTTTCTAGTTGCAGGACCAATACCTAAAACATTTATATTTTCATTATCTGCACTTCTAGATAAATTTAATTCTTCTGGATTTATTGGAAATGTTAATACCTTGCCATTAAATTGTATTTTTATTTCTACTGCCAACTATTCCACCTCCAAATTTCCATCATATATTTCTTCTAATCTATCAGCTACTTGGTCTAATATGTCATCTACGTCTGCTGTCTCTCTAACGTCGCCAAATGTTAATGTGATATTTGGTGTAACTTGTTGATAGCTTAATTTGTAATCTCTTGTTGCTACATCTAATAATAATTTTATATCTTCATCTGTAAATAAATTATCGTTAGTTGTTGTCTTTACTGCTTTTCCTCCTGATGTATCTGTACCCATTGTTCCTTTCATTGCATCTAATATTGCAGTATTAGTATCGAAAGTTGCTCCACTACTCATACCAATTTTCTTTCTATTTTTAACTCTATCACTTCTAGTATCATTCAATTGTTTTTCATATTTATCTATTTCTGCTTGTTGTGATGCTAATTCTGTTGCTCTGGCTTGTTTATTTGCTTCTGCTCTAGCTTTTGCTCTAGCACCAAAGCTAACTTCATTTATAGTACTGATACTAACTCCTGGTAATGTATTTAAAGCATTTATAAAGAAATTTATAGCTTTTATTGCATTATTAACCATGTCTTGAACTAACATTGCTATATCTGAACATACTGTATCAACTACATTTAATAATTGATACCATCCTGTTCTTATACCTAGTCCTGCTCTTAACATACCTACACGCATTCCATCCCAAGCTGTTATTACTGCTTCTGCGAATGCATCGTTTGTATTCCAGAAATATAATAATACACCTACTATTAATAATACTGCTGCTATTACTGCTGCTATTATAAATATTGTCATTAATAAAGTTGAATTTAATATGTTTTGATATATTATTGTAATTGATTGATAAACATTATATATAACCATTATTCCAATTAATACACCTAATCCAGCTGCTATTAAATATATTATATATTGATGTTCTCCTAGAAATGTAAATACTGTATCCAGTCCACTAGCAATTCCACTTAATATTTGCAATACAGGTTGTGCAACTTTTTGTAATGAGTTTTGGAATTTTGTCCATACTTGTGAAAATGTTACAGGCATCTGTTCAAATCGTTTGTTAATATCTTCTGTAGCATTAAATATTGCATTTCTAATTCCACTAGCAGTTACCTGTCCTTTGCTTACCATTTCATCTAATCCAGCTCTATTTACTCCATAAAACTGTTCTAGATATTTAATCATTTGAGGTGCATTTTGTTTTAATATTCTATAGTCCTGACCAAGTAGTTTTCCACTTGATAATGATTGTGTTAAGTTATACATAACTGAATCTATTGAATTAGTGTCCATTCCTTGAGTTGTAAACAGTTTATTTAATAATTCACCAAATGCTATAACTTGCTTACTACTATTTCCAAATGCCTCTCCTGCTTGATTTCCTAACTTACCAACAATGTCAGCCATTGATTGATATGATACTCTCGACCTTTGTGCTGCTTGATATATATAATCTTGTAATTGTGCAGTCGTTTGTAATCCATCATTCATCATATTTAATCTTGCAGTTGTTTGTGTATATTGGTCTGACATATTTACCAAAGTTGATAAACCTTTTGCAATAACTGCATAACTAGCTAATCTACCTAAAAGTCCACCTAATGATGCATTACTACCGTCTGCGTTCTTTTTAGTTTCTTTTAATTCTTTGTTAAAACTTTGTAAATTCTTTTCTGCGCCTCTAATATCATTTTGAGCTTTTTGCAATGCTTTACTCATAGCACTGTTTTCTTTATTAGTAGTTTGCATAGCTGCTATTGTGCTATGCATTGCTTTTGTTATACTTGAAAGAGCTGTTGACATTCTATCGTTTAAGGTCATTGTAGATTGTATTGTTGCCATTTTTATTTCCTCCTTCTAGGTTTTTTTACTTTTGCCTTTGCCTGTTGCTTTTTCTCTTCGTCTATTTTAATTTGGATACAAGCAATTACAAATGCTCTTTCTTTCTGATTTAGATTTATATATTGTGAGGGTGTGTAGCCCATATTCAATACCGCATACATACAAGCGGAAGCTTCACCACCCTCATTTATTAGTTTTTTGCGTCTTCTACATCTTTATTAATATCTGCATCAAAACCACTTATTTCGCATATTCTTTCTGCTAATTCTGCAATCTCTCCTGCTTTTAATTTTCTTTTAATAAAATCTGTAGCTGTTGCACAGTTTGCTTTCTTTAACAATTCTGCATTTGAAAAGTCTGGATAAACAGTTTGTCCTGATACTACTAGTAAATTAAATTTACCTGTATCAAAATCAACTCCATTTTTTCCAACCTTACCCATAGCTCTTTTTTGATATGAGTTATGGTCTTCTGCTGTCATTGCTCTTACTTTAAATTTACCTAATCTTTCACTTACGAATACCTCTTCTGTTATATCAATAACATCTGGTAATTCTAAAAATTTTTCTAAATCAGTCATAGTCTATCATCCTTCCTTAATTAATTTAATGGTTTAAATGATTCTAGTATATTAAAATCATTAAATGTAAAATCAATATCTTGGTCTAATATTTCAGTATCAACATCTAATTTAGCAATATCTGCACTGTCAATATTACATCCTAGAACTTGAATTATTTGTTTTCCTGTTGCACTTCCTGGGTCTTCGTTTGTTATAACGATTGTAAAATAAGTATCTATACCATCTTTTACATATCTTTGTAACATTTCAGCCCATCTACTTGATACATATCTAACATTTGCAGTTCCAGTACCTTTCCATCCTGTTGTTTTATTTTGTGTATTTCTAGTACCCATTGCTTTAAATTCTGTCTTATCTTTTTCTATTGATACATTTATATTAGCAAGTTCCATAAGCTCTACAACTTGGTCGTTTATAAC